TGCTTGTTGACTAATTGTTCGGGTTGCTCCCGTTCCATCATAGTTAATCCAAAATCTATCTGCTATATAAGAACCAGATGCTGGATTTGAAAATGAAGTACCACGTTGCCATACTCCAAAGTCACCATTGATAATTTTGTTCTTGCCTGCTTGGAATTGGTTAGCCCAAGATAGTCCAGTAGCAGCGGAAGAGTTTGCCACAAGTGTAGTGCCGTCAGCGCCAACGCCCAAGCGAGTAACCGCTGATGCTCCAGTTGCTGCAAGCAAATCACCCTTGGTGGTTGCTGTTGATAATGGGATAGCGTTAGCAACTGAGAAAGATGATGGGCTAGCGATGGTTGCAATGTCGCCTGCTACAAGGGCTGTAAGCCCTGTGATGGTTGTGCCAGTGGTAGCAGCATAGTCAACGCCACGCTCAAGCAGCACACCATTGATAAAGACTTGCTCTGCTCCTACTGTGTAGGACAAGGCGGTGCTGAAATCATCAGTACCTGACAGGGTTGTTTCTCCACCAGCAGCGGCTTTTCGCCATTGCTGTAGCGAGACACCCTGGTTATTTGGGTGACGAATGACTGACATATTAGGCTATCTCACTTCCGAAAGCATTGAAGGAAACGGATGTACTTGATGCTGCTATTGAGATAACATCTGACGCTGCCAGAGTTAAACCAATGGTAAGTGTATCGGTAGCATTGCTTCCTAGCACTACGTCATAGGCAATGTACTGCTTAGGTGTGTCGGCTGCAGCAGCCACACGCACCGCTACGCGGTATGTGATTGCTGATGTTGACTGATTGCTTACAGAGATAGTAGATACTACAGTGCTTGTTGATGAAGGAACAGTATACAAAGTTGTAAAGTTTGATGTTGCTCCTGCTGCTGTAGTTGCTGCTGGGACTGCTTGACCCAACACCTTATAGGTTGTTGCCATTTATTTCTCCTTAGTTGTTGGTTAAGCACCCATTAGCATAATGGTTGTTGCGATGCTGGCATCGCCCGTTGGTAGATTCAAGATAGTGTTTTGCGTAGCGTCAATTGTCTTGTTGGTAAGGGCTTGATTATCGGTTGTACCGACTACTGCCCCAGTAACACCGTGTACTCCAGTTGTTCCGTCGTAGTGATTCTGAGCATCGGTAAAGTCTTGAGCCACTGCAACGTGCTTGACTACAGCGCCGGTCTTGTGAGCTACCTGTGCGGTTCCGTTAAACCCACGGGTAACTGTTAAGGTAAGTCCGGTAATGCCGGTTACAAGGACAAGCTCTTCAAGTGCATTTCCCCAGTCCAAAGCAATGACATATGGAAAGTTTGGCGTTGGATACCCAGAATTGCTACCAACAGCAACAGTTGTTTGAGTACTGTTAATGTCTGCAGTAATTGTGGTATCTTGAGCAATAGCACTAAAATAACGCGACGGCATCTATAACCCCTATCAGAGTGTGTAGTGAGTACGAGGTGGATATTGCTCTTGCAAACGACGCACTTCAATAAGCAAGCGTTGCTGGTACATCTGCTGGATCATACGGCCAATGTTGGCTGCTGAACCGATTGGATCGTTACCCTGTTGAGCATCCGCTTCAGCGGTGGCTGCAGGCACACGTCCCATATCTAGGTACATTGCTGTACGGTAGGCAGCACCAAGAACAATTACCTCACGTGCTGAATCAGATAGGCCAGTTGTTGTAGAAAAATCATCTGTGTCATAGACTAGTGTCGTAGGCTTCTTGGTATAAGTAACCATAATGGTACGACCAGGAATGATTCCTTCACGGATAGATAGCGTCTTACCTGTTCCCCATGTGGTAGGATTGGCCATACGATCTACACGGTAGTGACGAATTGGTAGCCATTCTTTAGATGGACCAATGGTCTGCCATGAAGCACCAAGAATATCTACAGCTTCCTGTGGCAAAGCGTATGTAGTTACCGCTGCTTGGAATTTAAAAGTTGTATAAAAAGTACCAAATAGATCAGGGTAAACGCCATCAATAGCAAGGTTAATATTGCGACGAATTACTGATCGTGGGAAAGATGGAGTAATAGTTACGCGAGTGCCGGCTGTGTGACTAGCTGCTGCCGTATCACGAAAGCCACGACCATAAGCTGGGATAGTAGCTGTATTGGTAACACGATCAAATGAATCTACCCAGATAAGCTCATCATCAATTTCAACTAGTCCACGTGTAAGAACAGTTCCATCGGCAACCGTAAAGGTTGTAGCAGATGAAGTCATGTCTGATACTAGGTAAGTTGCTTGATCCTGACGGTTGGTGTAACCGGTGAGGGCAAGAGTAGTTTCGTTAATTAAATCTATAAAAGCTGTCACGATGCAATCCTTGCCGCTGCCTCAGCTTCGCCAATACCATAGGTGCCAGCTAAAGCGTTAAGGCAGCCAGGTGTGTCATATTGATAATTTACACCGCCATTACGATAAGCGTAGACTTGGTTAAGGGCATCAATACCACGGGTATATTTTTTACCAGTAACATTAAAAGCCCAAATGGAAGCCGCACCATTAAAGTCGTATTGTGGTACGCCATTAACAATAGTGCCGGCCAAACGGTTTAAGTGATAAACCGTAGATAAGCCACCATAGTTTGCCATTTATCTACCTCTCGTTGGGGAAAGTTTTATTTACTTCTTCTTGTCGGTACCGCCGACGCCTTCATATTCTCCGTATGGAGTCTTGGTTGGCTTGCCTGTGAGCTTATCGTTTAGCTTTCCGATAGCTGTTGCATTGCATCCACATTCTACGCACATATTATTTACCACCCTTTTTTACTGGAAGAACTTTCTTTAAGTTCGGATTTGCTTTCTTTGCTGCTGGACTTGCCTTACGTGTAGCAGATGCTAGGATTGCACCGGCACGTTCCATTGGAATACCTTGCTTCTTAGCAATACCTTTTTGTGCTGCTGCAAAGCCCATACCCTTTTTTGCTGCTGCCATTTACTTGCCCTTCTTGATCTTGGCTACAAGAGCCTTATCCATTTTAAGATCAGCTTTTGCAGATGGCTTCTTCTTATCCATTGCAGTATCAGCTTTTTTAAATGATGCCTTTTGTTTTGGAGTTAATCCTTTTGTAATTTTAGCGTCTTGCTTTTTATCAGACTTTTCGCTGTATGCCATTTATACTACCCCTGTTTCCTTCATTACCTTGGCGCTTTGCTTGGTAATCTTTTCTGCTGCTGGCATTGCGTCAGCATTGAATGCAGAACCTAGTTTGTCACTGGCGTCTTTAGCTGCAGCGACTGCCTTCATTGTTGTCCCAGCTGGTTGAATGCCCTGACTGCGAGCATCGGCATAAGCATTTAGTTCCGCATCCCATTTCTTCTGAGACATTGTGCGGCTGTGGTTAGCATCGCCAGTGCTAAGCTCTAGTGTGCGTACCTTGCAACCAAAGCAACCATCAACATAATCAGTATGCTGACTATGATCCGATGGTGCTTCTTGATAAACCGGTAGTACGGTATACGTTTCATCACATTCGGCACACCCGAATTTAACAGGTACAGAATCGTACTTTTCATTCAAGCCCCACTCAAGAACTTTGCTTGTGTGTTGATGTGTCATTCTTCACCTGTCTAAAAAAATTAAGGTTGCGTTGGATACGTTCTGTTTCTTCGCCATTACCCTTGATAGCAGCTTCAGCAAATGTTATTGCTTCGTCAATATGCCTAAGGTTGTAGGAAGCGATTGAGGCAAGATCGTAGGCTTTCCAATCCCATATAGCTGATTCGTAGCAGTAATGGATGGAGCGAGGACGTTCCAAAGTGTTGATAGAAGCATCTAAACACCTTGTCCAATCCTGACGACGGTAGGCATCTAGTGCTACGCCATACCATGGTTCACCTTCGCGGGGAAGAATCTGTACGCCTCTGTCATACCATCCTTGTGCCAGACTATGACGACCAAGTTGGTGTGCAGCTTCTCCTGCCCATCGGCAGACAGCGGCTTGTTCAACATCCCAACCATCAAGGGCAAGTTGTTTATCTGCAGATGAGATAACATCTTCCCACTTGTGGTGGAAATAATATTCGCGGGTCATGTAATTCCACATGCGTGCATCTTGTGGATTTTCTTTTACCGCTAGTTCAAGTAAAGTTAAATATTGTCCGCGTGATTTGCTGTCGTCGGGAAGATGCTTAATAACTGCGTGCCTGATGTCACAATCTCGTGTGTCACCCTGTCCATACCACACTTGCACTTCATGGCATGGGTACTTCCAGACCCATCCAAAGCGTGAGTGTAATCTATCTCGCTCCCACTTTTGGCCAGTATCCATACTGACCCACCCCAGATGTACACCCGGCTTCCAGCCACGTCGTACTTTTTGGAAAAAATTTTCTTCAGGGACTTCATCCATGTCAAGAATAAGGCAAACATCAGCATCCTCTGGAACAAGTGATAAGGCCGTGTTGCGAGCCACATCAAAGCGAAACGGATCTAAATGTATTTGATGAACCGTTATGCCTAGCTCACGCATCTTATCTTGGCTACCATCGGTAGATCCAGTATCAACTACGATGCGATAGTCTGCATCCTTAGTTGCTTCTGCGTAACGCTCAATGTGTTTAATCTCATTTTTGCAAATGGAGTAGACAGCAATCTTGGGCATACCGCTATTGTATCACATACCGCCTAGGAATAAAGCAACAACATTTACAGCATCCCAAGGGTGTACATGGTCTGCAGCGGAAGCAGTTGTAGATGAACCAGCAGCGCCAATTCTGTTAAGAGTCAATGGTGTTGCTGAAGATACAATTGCTGAACCAGTAGCACCAGTTGCTCCAGTTTGTCCTGTTGCGCCATTAGTACCGTTAGTACCTGTATTGCCAGTTGCTCCTGTGTTGCCAGTTAAACCTGTCGGCCCTGTTGGGCCTGTCGCTCCCGTGCTTCCATTAGTACCATTTGACCCTGTTGGTCCAGTAGCCCCCGTAGCTCCAACCGCGCCATTGCTTCCAGCACTACCTGTTGGCCCTGTTGATCCAGTCGCGCCAGTCGCTCCCGTATTGCCGTTGACGCCGATTGTTCCGTTTGTTCCTGTGGCTCCTGTGGCACCCGTTGCTCCCGTCGGTCCAGCAACGGTGCTGTTGGCACCAGTTGCGCCTGTT